GAAAAGAGATAGATGCTACCGGGGGCTGGGGTGTGATAATGCAAATCAACGATCCAGAACTAAGGAAAGCCTATAAAAAAGGAGAGTGGGATGGAATCTCACTATTTTCCTATGCTGGTGATTATGAAATAGAGGATCACAGTGATCCTGTTTCGAAAGCGTTGGAGGAGTTCCAGCGTAAACTTACTAAACCCGAGAATCTTATCATGGAAAAGAAAGAAATGTTGGAACTCCTTAAGGAGAACAACGAATCTCTGATTGAAACTATCGTTGGCGCACTCAAGCCAGTCGAAGAAGAAGTCGAAGAGATCAAGAAAGAAGAGGGAGCACCTGTTTTTAAAGGTAGCCATTCCAATATGGAAGAGCTAAAAGCCTTTGAGAAAGAGTTGACTCTCTACAACCTGCAAAAGGAATACGACTTCAGCGATCCCGCGCAAATTGCAAAGTATCGTGAAGCAGTCGAAAGCCTTGAAAAGACGGTTGAAACCGAGAAACCTGAGAGCGACGACGAGGAATCAGAACTCCTCAAGCAGCAAATCAGCGAACTCGAAAAAGAATTGAACTCCAGAAAGCGCAAAGCTAAAGTTCTCCCCGAGAGTACCCAAGTTGAAGCGATGAACGGACTTACCAAAGAAGAGCAAGATGCCTTCGAAATCGGAAACCAAATCGCAGAAACTGCTAACAACTGGCGAGGCTACAACTAATGGCTACCAAAGCAAACGAACTATTTACTAAATCAACCTCTGCCGCTAAAATTCGAATGGAAGCGCGGTATGTAGGTCGTCACAAATTCTTGAAGGGCGCGGGCACTTTCGTTGCCGGGGCCGCTGTTTCCCACAACACGACCACTGGACTATGGACCGTCTGGGACGGCAATGGTAGTGGCGCACTTGCAATCATAGACGGCTTTGTCTACGGTGACGATGTTGTTCTTGATGCTGACGACGAAGTTCTTGCAACTGTGATGACCCAGGGATCTATTCACTACGATGATCTTCTTGAGATCAATGTAACTGAATACGGCACTGCGGGTGAACTACAGGCAGAGATCAGGTCTGACGCTTTCCGTCAGAAAAACCTTACCGTTATCGGCTACTCTGGCGCAGCCGAGTAATCTGGAGACCTAAACTACTATGAGCATTATTACTGAACTCAGTTGGGCCTCCATGACTGGGGCCATTAACAAAATCAAGTCACCTAACCAGTTCTTGATGAAACTTCTCTATTCAGATCACCGTCCCCAATCCACTGAAGTCATTGAAATTGACTCTTGGGTGAAAGGACGGCAGATGGCACCGTTCGTCAAGAAGAATAGTAACGCTATTCCTGTTGAAGGACCGAGCCAAGAAAGGGTGATGGTCGAGGCTCCGAACATTCGGATCTCTCGTAATGTCAAGCCTCACGAACTTATGTTCGGACGCACCCCTGGAAGTGTGATTTTCCCGAGCAGCGGCAATCAACGATCCGCTATTCAGGAACACATGGCTAAGGAACTTCAACCCCTTGCCGACGACATTGCTAACACTGAAGAGTGGATGGCATCGCAAACTCTTACTGGTGTTCTCACATACGCTGTGGATTCTGGTGACAACTTTACCATTACCTATCAGCGTCCTGCCGATCCCGCTGCCCTAACAGGCGACAACGCATGGACTAATGGTGCTTCGGATCCGCTGGGTGACATACACGCTGCTAAGAGAACCATGAGCGAAGAAGGTTTTATGCCTACTGATGCTATCTTGGGTGCTGGTGCCGCTGATGCGTTCTTGGCGAACACAGACCTCAGGGCCGTCATGGATGTTCGCAACATGTCTGCTGGTAGTATGACCTTCGTTGAGCAATTCAGCGACGATGGAGTCATTTTCCTGGGCAGTGTTGCTGGTGTGCGCTTCTGGGAATACAACCGTAGCGTTACGGACTTGACTGGCACCTCTGTCAAGCTAATCCGCAACGAGTATGCTGAATTCATAGACACTAGTGCGTCTTCCGAATTCGTCATGTACTACGGTGCAATCCCCGACATGGATGCACTTAACGGTCGTAGCTGGGTTGGTGAGCGTTTCTCGAAATCGAAAGTCACTTTCGACCCGAGTAGCATTACTGCCCTTGTCCACAGTCGTCCACTTCCTGTGGTTCGTCGTCCTGAGGCGACTTACTCCTTGAAAGTGATTGCCTGATAGGGCAAGCTTTAGTAGGGGAGGGGGTATTTTGCCCCCTCCCCGAACACCAATTAGATAGCAAAGGATATGTGGTTATAATGAAGAAGTATAAAATCAGTGAAAAACGCGCACTAGCTACTGGAAGCGGAGCAAAACCCGCTGGGACGGTTGTTACAAAAGAACAACTAAATAATTGGGGCCTGTCAGACGAACAGATAGAAGACTATGTTAAGGGCGGTCGTCTTTCAGAGTGTGAACACAATCTAGTTCCTATTGATCCAACCGAGCCAGAGGAAGAACCCGAGGAAGAACCCGAGGGAACCGACTTTGATGAGGTCAAACAAACAAAATATTGGCTAGGTAAGGACTAAAATGAAACAGTATTATGTTAATGACGGTAAAAGCTTAAAGACCAACGCAGGTAAGAAATCTGCTGGTACTATTGCCTCAGAAGAAAAGCTTCGGAAAGAATGGGGCATTTATGGAGAAGAGCTTACTAAACTGTTGGCTTGTGGTTTCCTTGTGGAGCTAGAAGATCTAGAACCATTTATACAGCCAGAGCCAGAGAAGCCCAAACAACCTACATACCTAACTCCTTGGGTAATCAATCCAGAGATGCTAGTATCCAAAGATCTAGAATCTTTAAATGTTATGGTTGTTGAAAGAGACCCCAGCCCAACATGCCCAACATTCGACACAATAGAAGAAGCTGTAGCATGGCTATCTCAGGACTATAAAGGATAACAATGGCAGCAATTCCCGTCTTTGTAGCAGACAACACAACCCTGCTTTCGAAGCTTAGGTTGTCTAGTTTGCAGACTACATCTGATGCCTACGAGATCTATGAAGAGGCACTTCTAGAAACCAGGGTTGGATTCATACGAAGACTTGGCAACTCCAGGGTGGCTACTATTCAAGGGTATTCTTTCTCTGAAACACCGACAACGGAAAATGAAAACATTCGCTTGATCGCAAATGTGTCTGAAGTAAAATGGGTTCGTTCTGTTTTGATGAGAACCCTATCAACCAGATTCCTCGATAGCTCTGGTGGAGAGTTGCATGATATGCAACTAGAGGCTGCTTTCAGGTCTACTGGTGGATTCGAAAGAGAGCAAGAACTAAAACGACTGAAAGAAGAACTTGAACAGATGCTGCAATTGCTTGAAGGACACGAAAGCGTAGCAGCAGAAACCACTTACCACATTACAACCCTAGAACCCAACACTACGGATAACACCTTGATTCGCCCAGGCGAATCTGTATTTGATTACGGAACATAACAATGGCAGATCTATCTGATTATCTTGAAGCAGCATATATTGACCATCTTTTCAATAAAGGGGCACTTACTGCCCTAACCAATGTGTATGTTGCTTTGTTTACCGCTGCACCTAGCGATTCTGGTGGCGGTACTGAAGTCACTACTAGCGGCACGGCCTACGCTAGGGCAGTCGATGCAACTGCTGATTGGACTCGCAGCGGCAGCACCATAGACAACGACGACGACATAGACTTCGTAGAAGCAACCGCAACATTTGGAACAGTCACTCATATTGCTCTGTTCGACGCTTTAACATCTGGAAACATGCTTTGCTGGAAGGCACTTAGTGCTTCTAAAGTAGTAAACACCGGGGACACTGCAAGATTTAAGGCTGGAGATCTTGATTTCACGCTCGATTAATGAGCCTAAAGATACAGCATGTAACTGGCTCTAACCCCACAACTGCTACCGACCAGACTTTAGACATATCTGGATTTGGGCAGCCAGGGGCAGCCATTTATGTGTACTCGCGCAACAGTGCGGAATATGATTCCAAAACATCGAGAAGTAACTTCTCGATAGGGTTCACTGACGGCACAAACCAGTACTCGTCTTCTGGTGTTGCGAGGAACAATAGGACAACATCTAACTCTTCTCGTAGGCAAGCAGAGGATGAAGTACAGTTAAGGCTTGTTGCAACAGGAACAGGCGGGATAAACGCAGAAGCAAACTTCAAGGAATGGAATACTGACGGTTCCACAATCACTTGGGGAGATGCAGATACTACAGCCAGATACCTGTCTGCTATTTATTTCAGGCAGAACAACTCTGACTACACAGCCAACTACGAAGTTGGGACATTTTCACACAATACTGCTGCTGACACAATAATAAATGTGACAGGACTCGGCGCGAGTGCCGATATAGTATTCGTATCGTCCATCCAATCCACATCCGATGATACGGGTGTGACTACTTGGATCCAAAGCATAGGTGTGTATTTAAAGGGAACCTATCAGGGAAGCGTCAACTACTACAACGAAGATAATGTCTCTACCACAGTGCTTGAAGGGTACTTGTCTGACTCTCGCGCACTAGTAGAAATGAGCGGTGGGTCTGTTGGTGCCAGTCTTGAAATACTGGACAACGCAAGCGGATTCTCTGTAAAGAAATACGACGATGCAACAACTATAAACTGTGGCTACTTGGCTATAAGTTCAGGCCAAGACATGCAGCTTTGGGGAGGAGACTTTGTAGTGGCATCATTAGTTGGTACAACAAATGTTACTGACATAGATTTTGCACTTAAATATCTGTTCTCTCTCATATCGCAAGTTGGTTCTCTTTCTACTCTATCAACTACTGACGCTGCTGGCTCTCTAGGTCTTGGGTTCGCAAGCGGAACAGGAGAGACAGAACAAGTAGCATACGGGGTTATATCAGACGACAACGCAGCCACCACAGATGAGGATGGTGTTGTATCACGGGGGATATGGACAGGTGGAAACAACGACACAAGCAGCCTACTAAATGGAACCCTGAGTGCAATCTCAGACAGTCAGTTCTCTATTGATTGGTCTTCTTCTGCACTAGATGCACCAGGACTCTCACTAGCGTTTGCAGTAGGGACTTCTTATGTAGACTTTTCTGCTGCTTTCTCAGGATCTGGAACTGTTACGGCATCGCTTAATGTAATAATTCCACTTGCAGCAACTGCCTTTTCTGGTGCTGGCACTTTTGCTCCTATTGCTTTCCTTTATAAAGACTTCGACTTAAGTGCAACTGCGTTTACTGGTGCTGGAACTTTTTCTGGAAGCATGGAGGTGGACTCTCCTGTACTGTTAGATGCTGCCTTCTCTGGTTCTGGTGATTTCGATGCGGTTCTGACAGGTATAGTTCCCATACCACAGGCTATTTTCTCTGGCTCAGGAACGCTGTCGCCCGTACTGACTAAAATAGTTCCCATCCCCCAGGCTATATTTTCTGGTGCTGGAACTCTTAGTGCTGTTTTCAGTGACATAATTATACTCTCCCCCACAGCATTTAGTGCCACATCTAGCTTTTCTGTTGGGCCTCTTGTATCTACAATAGGATTGAATATATCATTTATTGGTGCTGGATCTTTTGCTCCCAGTATGTCAAGATATGTTGGATTGATTATGCCCCCCTTTACTGGTCTGGGTACTTTCAATGTAGCCCCGGAATTGGGGTTTGGTCTTACCGTGCCCTACACACAATACGAAAGAATACAAAGAGGACTGGTTGACGCAGCTACAACTGGAACTTTCTATTCTGTAGTGTATGATGCAGCCACAGATAGAGTAACAGTATCAGATACAACAGCAGCACCAACATCTGTGTTGGCACAAGAAACAAATTCATCGTTCGGTATACCTCTAAAAAACAGACAAACTTATAGGTTTGAAAGACAAGAGTGGCCCTGGACTTTGAAATTACATTTTAACGAACCTGTAGTCATAGAGGCTTTTGAAGAAGCATTGGCTGCAAGTCCCATAGTACTTGCCCGAGATACACCTAACGGTCTTCAACAGGTAATACTTGAAATTCTCGACAGTTCTTATGAACACCCACCCCATAATCAACCCTCTACGGGTACACGGGCAGTCATTCGACTTCTCGCCCGACTCAGCCCTATCTAATAAGGAGATAACCAATGGCTGGTTCTAACACAACCGGGCAGCCGAACACTGCCGACTATAACCTCGGAAGAGGTGCGCTCTATTTCGCAAACAACGATTCTAGTACTGGACTTCCTGGGGCATACCGACACCTCGGTAACGCACCAGAATTCACTATTAGTGTTGAAGTTGAAACTCTTGAACACCAGAGTTCTCTGACTGGACTTAAACAAACAGACAAAGAAGTTATCATCTCTCAATCCATTGGACTAAGCATGTCCTTGGATGAAATCAACTTCGAAAATGTTGCTTTGTTCATGTCTGGTACTTACGACGACTACACCAATGTCAAAGGTATTTCTGGTATTTCTCAAGAAACAGCAGTACTTGTTGGAGGTAGGTGGTACGACCTTAGAGACGCTAACGGAAGTCGTCTTTACGACATTGACGAAGCTAATGCAACAGTCGAACTTACAGACACTGCTGGCGCAGGAGTTGGGTCTGAAGACACTGACTACACTGTAGATTATGTCATGGGTCGTATTTTCATCATTGATGGTCTTACAGCAGATGGAAAAACTGGCCTTAAAGCTACTGTCACTGGCAACAGTGCTGCATCTACCAATCTTGCACAGGTAGACACACTTACGCAGACCACTATTGCTGGTTCTGTTAAGTTCATTTCTGAAAACCCTGTGGATGGCGACCATCCCACAGAGTACCAGTTCCACCAAGTTTCTCTTAAAGCCGAAGGCGACTTCTCTCTCATCGGTGACGACTTCACGGTCATGCAACTGACTGGTAAAGCCGAAAAGAACACTGGAACAGCTGCTGGCGTATATAACAAGACGCTTACTATCACTACTGACGCTACTTGGTAGTCTAGAATCTGTTAATTGACAGGGGGTGTCCGTAAGGGCACCCCCCTAACTTGATACCCCCTTTAAAACTTAAATAAGAATTTACTAAAATGGAAAAATCGTTTCTTAAGCCCAAGTGTATAGAGCATGAAGTTAATGAAGAACTGTTGAAGTTCTACCCTGTAAGCCTGGGAGTTATCTTTCAACTGAAAGAAGTCCTCAAGCCGCTGGCTTTCGGTCTTGCGTCTATCTTCACAGACAAGGGATCAGACCGTGGATACACCAGCACATCCGATAAGGATGGGTTTGAGCAGACTATTGTTAACCCTATTGGGGTTGACCTAGCCCGACTGAGGGCAGAGGAAAAGCAGAAGGCAATCCTCGACTTCCTTGAAGCTTTTTCTGATATCAAATCCAGAAACGCTATGGGTCGTCTTGTTATGGACAGTCTTCGTGAAGAATTCGGTCGTCGCCTAGAGCATAAAGATGTGACAGACTTTATTGAGTCTGTAGATGCCGATTCACTTGTTCAACTTCTGACAGGAGTTGTGAGGGCAAACAAAGGAGTTTTTGGCCCGTTCGGGGACATGATCGGAAAGATGTTCTCGAAAAACATAGAACGAATGAAAAACCAAACAGAGATGGAGATGGAGATGGAGACGGAGACAGCAGAAAAGAAAAACAGTCCAGTGGATCACTCATTGATGACGAAGATTACTGGGGAAGAATCTGCTCTTTCGTAGACTCACTAGTAGAAAGAGGGTACGGAATAGAATATATTCTTGATCTAGACCTTGTTTCGTTTAACGAACTTATTGTAACTGCTACTAAGAATAAATACAGAGAAAGAATACAACTAGCCTGGGAAAACTTTGCTGCCTCTCAGTGTGCAAGTCAAAAAGACTTCAAGAAAGCCATTATAGCACCCTACGAAAAAATAGTAGGAATTGAAATGAACAAACAGGACGACTCAAGAGCTTTTATACAAAAGTTTAGAGGGGGGATGTAGGTACTAACATGGTTGATCCTGGCTTATCAGTAGGGGACAAGATTCGACTAGATCTAGAGGTAGCTGTAAAAGACGCACAGAGCCTATTAGATCTAACAAAAAGTCTAAAAGATCTTGCTAAGACTTTTCGGTTCGTTAAAGACAAAGGAAAAGAACTAGCAGAAACAAACAAGCGGTTAAAAAAAGCTCAGGAGGATTTCAATAAGGTAATAAAAAGGGCTAAAGGACTTAAAAGTGCGCTAGTACAGCAAACAAAAATAGAAGTCCAAGCTACAAAAGAACTAGGTAGTGCATTCAAAAAACTACGGGTAGAAGAAGAAAAAGCCCACAAACTTGCCAAAGCAAAATTCAATCTGACGAGGCAACAGATCTCTGCAAATGTTGCTCTGATGAGGGCAACAAAAAATATACAAAAAGTCGAGAACAGAAGATTAACAACTGCTGCTACTCAAGCAGAGGTAGATAGAAAAAAGCTAAGACTAAACGCAGAAGAGCTTGCACAACTTGGTCTAAAAGCAACAGCTATAAGCAGAGAAATTGCAGCAAAAGAGCAACTAGCTCTGCAAAACGCTCTTCTAGGTGAGAAAGAGACAAGAAACATTAGGGCACAGGTTCTTGCTCTAAAAGCAAAGAACGCAGAGCTAGACAAACAAGCTCTGCGTAAAGCAAGAGCAGCAGCAGGACTCCCTGCAACAGATGGTGTGCCTAGCGCAGATAGAGTAAAGAAGTCCAGGGGCCAAGTAGACAAACTAAACAGATCGCTTAAAACAACTCAGTCTATGGGCAACAGGATCTCCTTTACCTTTAGGAGACTGTTCGGGATTCTGGCTGCTTTCACCATTGCCCGTAAACTCGTACAGGGATTTGTTGAGTCTGTAAAGGCAGCAATTAAATTCAATGCCCAGTTGGAGCAATCCATCTTGGGTATGGCTTCTCTTATTGTGTCGGCAGGTAGAATACACACAGCACTTGGACCCGCTGTTACAGAGGCTCAAAACCTAGCTCTTGCCACACAAGAAGCCAGAAAACAAATAGAACTATTACGATCAGACGCTCTTCAAACAGCAGCGTCTTTTGAAGATCTAATAGAAGCTTTCCAAATAGCCATTACCCCTGGTCTGCAAGCTGGGCTGGGCTTGAATGAGATTCGGGAACTGACGGTAAGGATCTCCCAAGCAGCAGCGGCTATTGCGCTACCTCAGAGACAACTTGCGGAAGAGATCAGGTCTTTGCTGCAAGGAACCATCCGAGTGCGGGACACGCGAATTGCGGTGTCCCTAGGCATCACCAACGACGATATCCGTCGAGCAAAAGAGCTTGGTGATCTAGGCGGGTTCCTTACTCGCAGGTTCAGGGCTTTCGCACTAGCAGGAAAACAAGCAGAGCAAAACCTTTCAATTCTGTTCACCAACACCAAAGACGCACTTCTGCTTCTCGCAGGTAGGGCTGGTGTGGATTTCTTTGACTCAGTTAAGGAAATACTCACAAGCATAAAAGACAGTGTTGTAGAGCTAAATAAAGTTACAGGGGAGATAGAACTTGACCCTGAAGCCATGGCAGTGGCAGATACTTTCTTCTCTGCGCTTGAATCGGCTGTGCGTGAGGCAATAAAACTAAAAGATAATCTTAGTTCTTTTCAACTAGAACAGATAGGTAGCGCACTTTCCTCCACTTTCAGTGCCACCATGACGATACTGAGAGTCGGACTTGAGGTGTTCATTGATGCTATATCTATAATTTCAGTAGGCTTAAATGCTGTCTTTCTTGTAATTAAAGGAATAGGAAAAATATTCGGGATTTTTGCTCAGGAACCCGCAATTAACAAAGCCATAAGTGGTCTTTTGAAACTAATGCTGGCTCTGGGTTTAGCTATAAAAATAACCACCGCTGCCTGGGCAATACACAAGATTGTAGTAAAAGGAGTAAAGGCTGTATACTACACAACGCTGGTGGGCGGGAGAGCATTGGTAACGATGTTAAAGTTTATGACCTTAGCTGTAGTTGGATCTACAGCGTCCTTTAAAGCTTTAAAAGTAACGCTGGCACCTTTGCTAATACCTATTGCTGCTTTACTTGCAAAAATCACAGCAATTGCATTAACCGCTCTAGTTGCAGTAAGCGCAGTGAGACTGATGTTGAGTGCAGATGTAGAAGCAGATGCAATAGAAAAACTAGAGGAACTAATACGCCTTAGAGAAGAAGAACTAAAGCTTATTAGGTATGCCAAATCAGACCTGTTAGATTCGGCTGATGCAATAGCGAGTCAAGAAAGAGAGTTTGGTCTTTTGCAAGATCGAATAAGACGAGTAGTTGCCGATCTAAACAAACTTGGTGTGTCCTCTGAAGAACTAGATCTAGTTCATGCAGGAACAGACCCAGCCGATGTTAGAAATTTCGTAGATAGAATAGTTAAAGATGCAAAACACCTACTATCAAGTCTTGGCAAAGAAATGGGAGACTTGGCCTCTGGGCTGTTTGGCGGAAAAGTGGGCCAGTCAGAACTAGAAAAGATATTCGAAAATTTCCCCCAAGCAGTGTCTCCAATAAACAGGGCACTGGATCAGCAAAGAGATAAACTAAAAAATCTAGGCGAACAACTTAACGAGCATATAACACTTTCTGGTCTCATAGCGCAGAACATGGGTCTTGGTGGAGAAGCCCTTGAACACAGAATAGCGCAAGCTAAAACAGAATTAGATCTAAAGAAGACAACCCTTCAGCTAGAGGCAGAGAGAACAAACGCAGAAAAGGCAACAGATAATGCACTTGAATCTAAGCTCAACATACAAAGAAGAATAAACAAACTATCAAAAGAAGATCAGAACATAGTGGCCTTTGGTCTTAACTCACTAAAAGTCAGAAAAGGAATAACAAACCAAATTTCGTTATTAGAGCAGAAAATAGCTACACAATATGCACTGAAAGCAAAAGAAAGAGAAGAAACAGAAAGAGATAGAATAGACTTAGTTGTTAAAGGTTTAGAAGAAGAAATAAAAAAAGCTGAGAAACTAGCAGAAATAGAAAGGGTTATGGGGGATTCTTTTTTTGACAAAATAGACGATGTAGAGCAAAGGAAATTCCTTGCAGAAATCGTAGAAGATCAGTTACAGGCAGAAGCAAACCTCAACGCTGCACTATCTGCAAGAGAAGAAATACTAGCAGCCATACTGACTATAACAAAAGCTATAAGAGCAGAGGCTGGAGCAGCCTTGGCAAAAGAGGCTAGTACACAAACACAAACACTCAAGCTACAAACAGCAGAACTTGAGCTTCAGCTTAGGCACCAGAAAGAGCTAACACAGTTTTCAACTGCGTTTACAGAAACCAGAGTGTCAGAAAAGACTCTCGTACAGGCAAGACAAGCAGTAGAACTAGAACGGCAAAAGCTGTCAGTAATAGACGCGACGAGGACCATACAAGAAGCTCAATTTTTAAAATCACTTGAAGCCGCAAAAACCGATGTTGAAAGAAACGCTATCATCGAAAGAATGGTAGCAGGACAAAAACAATTTAACATTGAGCTTGGCATACAAAATGAAAAGCTCCAACAAACGGTCAACATACTGGATGACCTGAAGTTCCAAGAAGACGAACCAATATTCGCTGGTGCGCTTGAAGCTGTAAGGCAAATGTCTGCTGACCTTGGAACAGAATTCACCCGCATGACCGAGGTTGTCAAATTCGGACTTGAAGGACTAGCAGACGCTATGACAGGTCATATAGTTGGCCTGTTCGATCCAACTGACACTATGACAGCAAAGGAAAGATTAGGACGGTTCTTGCTTTCAATGTCTGCGATGATGATACAGATGATAATCAGGGTTGCCATAATCCAGAATATGCTTTTGCCTTGGCTTAATGCTATGGCAGCAAACAAAGTCCTAGAAGCAACAGCAACCAGCATAGGAACCAAGATAGCAACCTTCGGACTGGCACATGAAGGTGGAACGATCAAACCAGCAGATCACGACACCAAACGGGCTTTCGGTCTTAGAAAAGGAGGGGCAACAGGACGACCTGGGAATATCCACCCCAACGATACTGTGCCTATTTGGGCAGAGCCTGGGGAGTGGATGATGCGCTTGTCTGCTGTGAAGAAGTACGGACTTGGTATTATGAGTTCTATAAACGATGGTCTTGTAGATCCTTCTGCGCTGGCTGCGCTTTCTGGTGCTAGTAACATTAGTCGAAACATAAGTGCAAACACCTCTCCTTCTTTCGCTAAGGGTGGTATGGTCTCAGACCAACTTGCTTTGCAAGCAGCCTTACCAAATGAGTCTGAGTCTGAAATGCCTAATGTGGGTTTCGTGCTTGCATCTGACGATCAAATGGACGCAATGATAAACGGAGGAAGCGGTGCACTGTTGCGCTGGTTCGCTGACAACTCCAGCGTGATAAAAGGGCTAATAGATTAACATGGCTATCATAGCACTAGATGGATTTGATCTAGATAACACAGAGTCTGCACTGGAACGCAGATACCCTGGATCAACTATAGCTGGCAGCGGCTCAGTAGTAGACGACGATGGCAGACTTGGAGGTAGGTGCTTAAAATCTACTCTTTCGCAACAGCATGTCATAGTTATAGATCACAAAAACTACAATCCAGTCGGGGGCACATCACAACTGTACAACTTGGGCATTGCTATAAAACTTAGCACACCCTCATCCACATTCTCATACGACATGGTAGAGGTATACGATTCCTCTGGGGATAATGTAGCAGCAAGAATACGATTGATAGCAGACGGCACTTCTACCACAGGATTCAACTTACAGTACCACGGGTCGTCCGTTTTCGACCTTAAAACAGATCTAAGCAAGGAACTAGCCTACAATACTTGGTGGTATGTAGAGCTTGAAGTTGAACTTGGAAGTCCAACATCTCCAAAATCTAGACTGCTTATAAACGATCAAGTTATGTTCAAGTATAGCGGAGGGGGGATAAATGGACTTAAAGGATACAACAAAACACAACTGAAACTGGTTTCCGCAAACAACGATGTATTCATAGACGATTTCTACATCAACACTGGTGGAGACCCAGGCATACTAGGTAGCGAGACACGGGTATCTAGTTCGGTGCCTGACGGAGACAACTTTATAGAATGGTTTCCGACAGGCGGCAATAGTTCTGGTGACAATTTCGATACAATTGACGAACTCGGAGAAGCCGATGACTATGACACCTTCGTGACTAACATTATAGATGGAGATAAAGACATATACACAATGTCTAACTTCGACGGCATAGGCGGGGCTGTGTACGGAATAGAGTATGCAATAGACACAGTATCCAACGATGAAACGGTACACACAATTTATCCTGTATTGAACTTATCAAACGAAGAAATTCTGGATCCTGTTTATTCTGGAATGCTTTCAGAGAGTTGGACTAGAATATCAATAAAAAAAACAACAGATCCAACTACAGGAATGGCTATAGGTATAGACAGACTTCTTGATGTAAAAGCTGGATTCAGAGCAAGTAAATCTCAATATGGTGGCGACTTTCTGCTTATGCCTATCGCATTAAGTGACGACACTTTATTAGGAAATGTATTTCTGGACGGTGCTGACGACTGGATTATCAATCAACAAATGGTTGGACAGGGCTACAGAGTTGTGGCATCAGACGAGAGCGGTATACCTGTGGAACTATCTGATGGATCCGCTGTACACATAATTCTGGAAGGTGACGCAGTAAGACCCAGAGCGTCATTTAAGAAAAGTGATCCTATAAGGTATGACGGATTCTACTTCCCAACAGCAGGAGATCCTAGATACTACCAAATAACACACTATGTATCCTCACTGGATACCAACTCATGGACATACGATGTACAGATAGAGCTTTCGTATCCTGCACCGATAGGAGGTGTTAGCATTCCATACTCTGTATCGGGAACAGGCACAACAAACACCTATACAATAACCCCGTGGGAAATAGACTCTGCCTACAATTCTCCTATAGTCATACCTGAAGGATCCACAACAGGAACAATAAGGGTAACTGTTCCTGCTCTTGCTATTCCTGACTACAAATTTACCAACACACACAAAGAATATTCTCTAATATTCAAAATATATCAAGACGAAGAAACAGACTACAGGACACACGGCACTACAGACGAATTTAGACTGTACATGAAACAAGCAGACTATGACTCTCTTAGCACCAACAACACAGCACAACTAATAGGCAAACAGTTCCCACCGCTTATAAGATCAAAAATAGAAAACTTCTATGCCTTAAGCCCTAGCGTTAACGATATTGTTGACATAATGATATTTGAAGGTCACGATACTGTCATTGGTGGCCCCCAAGATGTAAATTTTAACTACCCGTACTCAAACGATCCTGTATATCTTTACTGGAAAGTAGATGTAAACACGATATTCGAGGGCTGGGGTCGTGACAACGAAGACGAAGTCTCGGGTATGCCAACAACGGGCGTGTTTACAGATATAGCTGGCAGCAGGTTATGGGCCACAGCAATAAAAGATGATGGGTCGATAGTCTCCTGGGGAGAGGAAAAGTGGGATAATATCCAAGGCACACCTTCGGGGACTGGATTCTTACAGGTGGCTGCTGGTGACTATCATGGAGTTGCGCTTAAAACGGACGGATCAATTGTCTGCTGGGGCTTCAATAGTGACGGACAGACAGACGGCCCAACTGGGAATGACTTTGTACAGGTAACAGCGGGAGGCCCTTGGCCCGCTGGTGGATCCTCGGCTGCGATCAAAACAAACGGGTCAATTGTCCAATGGGGATACCTTGACCAGTCTGGGTCCTGGCATGCTGATCCCCCGGCTGGTTCCGATTTCGTGGAAATATCTATGGGGAATTCTTTTGGTCTAGCGTTAAAAGACGATGGGACAATTGTAGGCTGGGGAAACGACTCCCAAAATCAACTCGGGAACATCCCCCCGGGAAGCTATGTAAAGATTGCGGCAGGGGGGTATTTCGGGGTGGCAATCAAAACAGATGGGACATTAGCTGCCTGGGGCCAAGACAACGAGGGCCAAGTAGCCAATGTTCCGAGTGGGTCAGGCTGGGTTGATATAACCTGTGGAGGGAGATGGGGTCTCGCCAGGAAAGCAAACGGGTCGCTTGCTCAATGGGGCTACAGCGGGACCGACTTAAACACAGACACCCCACCAGGAACGGGGTTCACTCTTATAGCTGCTTCCAACCAGACTGCGTATGCGCTGAAGACTTCTCTAGCAGAGGGCACCAAATGGAAAATGGTGGATCACAACGGTGACGATATAACACAAGGATCCTACAACCTCCAAGACTCGTACACAGCACCGCCACTCACATCGCTAAACAGAAATGTCCCCAGGTGTTTCATAAAGCTACTAAGCACAGACACAGGCTTTATAAAAGTAAAATTCGACTACGAACAAGTTAAAGTATCTATGAAGTTCACTTCTATAATCGATGCGTGGTTGGAGATAGTAGAAAGACTAAACGAAAATCTGTGGGCAAAAACGCAGACTTGGTCTCCAATGCGTAGTGGTTGGGGAATAGAATACTTCCCAGATGGGTCTGGTGGTAATGTGGTATGCAATAGCACACTTTCCCCTGTGTACGACGATGAAGGCATTCTCACATACGCAGGTAATGTAAATCCTTGCTTCACAACTGTTGTAGATTCAACAAAAGAAGACTCACAAGGAAACAAGCTACCAGTCTTTGAGATAACAGATGACTATACGGACGGCAGTAAGAATATTAATAATGTAAGAAACATACCGTATGTTCGCATTGACCTTAGTGGGCAATACGATGCAGACGGTTCTGTTGATTACTATCCAGTTAAAAAAGGTACTGGCAACCCAGAACCGCCGAACACTAAAGCAGGATACACACTGGCGTATGTAAAAATTACAGACCCGTCAGCAGACACTTTAGCTAGTCTAGGTAAATCGGTCTCCCCTTTTGTAAGGCTGGCTCTTAGAGATAAAAGTGCCAACATACAAGTACAAAACTGGAATAGAATTACGCACCCAGGCGTGGACAGTCAAGCATTTGCTATGTACATAAGAAACGGATCTAATAATTGGTCTGTATATGACACAGGTGAAACACCTACAGATGTAACAAAACCATACGCTGGTGTTATCAACAACACAGACCACAGCATACTTTGGCTTCTTAGAGAAGATGAAGAGAAAAATATACAAAAATATGCTGGAATTAACTTTCTAATTCGACCCATGTGGCACACAAATTCCGACATACGAGATAACGGTCTGATAGATAGATGTGTTTGTTTATACGAACCGTTCTTGCAGACATACGATGTAATACCCCCAACACTGACAGACAACGGGGACGGTTCGCATACTATGACATTGCCTGATTGGTGGCCCGTACTGGGAAATCACTGGGAACCTAGAGGAAATGCTGTTATGCTAGAAGACAGCGAAAGCGCAAACTTACATTACAACTATTTCATACTAACGGTCGGCTAAAATGGCTACAAAAAGACGATTTCTATACATAGTACAATCTTCTGGTACAGAATATACCACCTCTGAGCAAACAGACAATGATGTTCTAGAAGGTCATATAGCAGAGGATTTTAATAACGACACACCCCAGATAATAGTTAACGATGCTGCTGGAGCAACTTCTTCTCCCACAATAGGGCCTGACAAAGTGCTTGGGCAGATAAATGTCGGTGGCACCCAAACCATCCAAGGTCTAGACGGAGCAGCAGTCAAGAACTACATACTTGGTGCCAGCACTATCGGACAACTAGAACAGAATGCTGCAAGAAACATGCGCCCAGATTCTCCTGGTGAAATAGGTTTAGTATCAGACCTTGCTGGCCTCGAAAACGGTAGGGATAGTGCAACAGACCCAGGCCAAATAGTACTAAAAAACTTAAAAGTTAGCACTCTTGGGAATATGACCATACAAGCCTCTTCTGGTAGTGAGTATGTGCTTCTAGACCCACTTGTTGTTCCGCACTCGTTCTCCACTGGAAACCAGTACTTCATAGTCGCAACTGCTGGGGCGACATTGATGCCCGTATTTAGAGCCAAACAACCAGTAACACTAGAATCTGGAAATGTGGTGGTATCTAGAAGCACCGACGACGACGACCCCGGCATTAGACTTCGTCTGTATAAAAGCTCAAGGGTTAGCCTTTCGTTGCCGCCTCCAACAACGGTAGGAGGCGGAAACCTCTACAACTCATTTGATGGGTTGGACGATTCTGGTTCTGGCATACTTGCAACGCTAAAACTCAATAGTTCTGTGTCCATTAGGAAACTAGCCGAAGGAGACTGGCTTTTTTTATTCAGCGAAGGCATAGAAGACACAACAGGAGCCACATCTGGATTTACCATCTACAATCTACAAATTAGTCTTAACTTCAGCATCACTTAATATATGCCCATAAACATTACAAGACTGTCTTTAGAGGCTATTGGGGCGCAGTTAGGAACTGTAGTACCAAGAACTCCAACATCTAGCTATACCCCGTTCATTAGAAACAACTGGGTAGATACTGTCACTATTGATACCACTTGGATGACTGTGCTTGCTAGTGCAGAGGCAACAGGAGCAGAACAGAGAATACAACGAAGGAAGAGACCTGTTAGGACAATCTCTGCTCGTTGTACTGCTATGACGCAGGAAGATAGCGTCGATATGCAGATGGTGATACAAGAAATGCAAAAAAAATCATCTACTGCATTTCCTTTGTACTGCGACAGATCTGAGCTTACAAAGAACTACAACAATGATGACACAGAACTATACTGCGATACTAGACAGAGGAGATTCTACAAAGGGCAAAAAATATTACTAGTAAAGGGAGACTACAGCCGATTCCAAGCAACATCTTCTGTAAAAGCCGCTGGTGCTTATCTCTTTATAGAAGAAGTTAGGTCAGACAGTCTTGTTGTCGCACCTCTCTCCTACCACTTCCCAGCAGGATCACATGTGTTTCCTGTTATTGATGTACATCCAGACCTAAAAATGAAAACAGAGCTACTTACTGATAGATATTCTATAGTAAAAATGAAAGCTCTGGAAATAGAAGGAAAAAGTTGCCTTCCTTCGTCCTGGGCTGGTGCTACACCTCCCCCAGGTAATTTGTATGAGGGGCATCCTATAATGGAAATACGGCCCAACTACGCAACAAAAGTGGAACAGTCATTCCTTCGAAAAGGATCTAGGTTCAAATCAGGAAAGGGATCGCACACAGCACTACACGCAGATGCTCCTCAGATAGCCTTTAAATACACTGACTCCAACTTCTCAAGAGAAGAAGCATGGGATCTGTTGAGGTTCTTCGACTCAAGACAAGGAAGAACAAAGCCTTTCTGGGTGATGCAGCCTCTTACTTTTTGGGAGCCCTTAGCAATAACCAAAACCTACATAGATGTTCCTGACCATAACTATATTGCAAACATGATAAACCTTGTAAAACATATAGGAATAAAAGATAGCTCTGGCACAATTCATATTAAAGCAGTAGACGAGATAATAAATCACCCAGGACAGTTGTTCAAAGACCCCGAGGACTTCATTGATTCGACGTGGTCCTTTTCTGGCGATGCCGAAGGTGTAGCCAACACACATCTGGCACCTGACGGGGAATTGACTGCGGATTCCATAACGGCCAATGCGGACGATACCGTAGCTAATGTGATGCAGGATGTTGCGATTACTCCCACGGGTGACGCCCCCTACACCTTTTCGGTCCATGTAAAGGACCGAGATCCCCTCCTAGGCCCTGCCGATAATGTTCAGATTATCGTGTACCTGCTCGGTCCCCCAACCCCCCCAGCAGTTACCCGTGAGTACATGTCCTTCAATGTCGATCTAGCGAGCGGATCTATTACTTATTTCTCTCAAGATACAAAAGGTGGTTCCGACTACACATTAGATGATATCACGGTTGAATCCGTTGGCGGCTACTGGCGACTTAGCTGCACCCTCATTGATTATTCTGGCGAGAGTGACAGGTGTCGCATGAGGATCTATCCCAATCCTCAAAATGTCTCAGTTGAACGCACCGTCGTTGTCTGGGGTGCCCAGCTTGTAAATGCTCCTGGTCCTGCGCCGCCATACGACAAGAAAATAGGAGAATACAGAATAGATTTCTCCTCTGATCCGTTCACAGTCACTCCGACTGGCGTAAAAGATGTATCTCCAGCGTGGTTGTGTCGCTTCGGATCTGATACACTCAAGCAGACTTGGACAACAGATACAATAAGTAACAGTCAAATAAGCATAGTTCAAGTCTTGAACGAGAAAACTACTGGTTTGAGTAATATGTAAAATGGTTAATCCTGAAGCATCTCCGTACATCCAACAAACTACTCTTGTAGAGTTTGAGTACAGTATAGTAAAAATCTATATAACAGATGCCGAAGAGGATCTTGTTCTTATAGACGGTACTTATCTATCTGATAGCCTCCTATCAGTTAAGCTGCCTAAGAACAGCCTTGGTGGGTTTGAAAAAACCTATGCAACCATAACAATGTCTTTACAGATACATAATTTCGCTTCACAAGCCACATCTGGAAGGGCATTTGCACCAGCTAAAGTAAAGGTAAAAGAGATAATAGATGGAGAAATAAAAACACTGTATGTTGGCAGAATGTCTTCTGCACATAGAAACACACACAACAAAAAAGACACCATAGAGATAAAAGTAAAGACAGAAAAAAGCGATCTGGATCAGTCTCTTGGTTTCTCCTGCAACGCAACCTGTGGTTGGGTTTTCGGTGACTCAAAAACCTGCAAATACAACTTGCAAGCCAAAAAAGAGTCAGGTTTTTTAACAATAAACGACACAAAAACCACTACTGTAGACATAGCACTCACCAGCACCCAACCGCTAGGATACTGGGACAGCGGTGAAGTGCAAAAGGACAGCATAAGAATAAAAATAAGAGCCTGGGACGGAAACAACCGTTTTTATCTAAACAAACTACCTCCCCCCACTTGGCACGGGACATATATAGATATTCTTCCAGGCTGCAATAAAACACCAACAGATTGCAGATCTTGGGACAACGAAGAACGCTTCTCAGGAATAGGTCTAGCGGCACTGTCCTACAACCCGATTTTCGAAAACCCAAACAACCCGTACCAGGGGAAACCTTAATATGAAGTGGTCTCCTTCTAACTACGGGTTTGAAGACAGACTTAGAAAGGTTCTAAAGTCCTGGGAAGGAACTCCATATAAACTAGGGGACCAAAGAAAGGGATTGGGTGTGGACTGCATCAGATTCTGTTGCGGAGTAGCGGACGAAATGTTTGGCTACATAAGAACAGAGATAGAGCTTCTTCCGCAAGACATGAGCATGAACCAGCCCAGTACAGCTTTTGCTACAATGAGGAAGCTAAAGACCATGTACAGTCCAATCGGGTATATAGATATAGATGATCCACTAGAGCCGGGTGATATAATCGTTGCAGGACCCGACAACGGCGGTCCGGGGCATCTTATGTTTGTTGGTGCAGATAAAAACACACTATGGCATGCCTCAAACCAAAAAGTAGAATGGACAGGCATGAGTGTTCCAGTAGGTAATACACATTTTAGGTCTCTAAGATTTAAGGATAAGATGAAATGGCTGAACAGATAGCATATATGATTATTGCCTATGCCATAGGCAGGGTTGCTATGGCACTTCTGGAACCAGATCCAGAAACGCCGCTGATTGATGAAAAGCCCACAACAAGATCAACTAGGGGTTCTTTCATACCTACTCTTATAGGCACCAGAAGAATAGGTCCGTTTATTGTGTGGTGTGGAGAAAGAAGGACAATAACAGAAACAACAAGTACTGGTGGTAAAGGAGGAGGCGGCTCATCAACAAAACAAACAATATACTTCGAAAGCTGTATACACGCTATATGTGTCGGACCAGCCTACGCTCTGCGTAGAATATGGGTTAATGGTGCTATAGCAAAACTGGGAGAGAAAGGAGTAGGTATAACTTCAGATGACACACCTTCAGGGTCTACTATAACAATAGCTTGGTTACAAGGAGAAGATACAGTAGTCTCAAAGTTCCAAATCTTCTGGGGCGAAGATGATGGGCCTATAAATTCATTTGCACAGAGCCCCCTCAGACTAGGATTAAAATCAAAGTGGCCCTTTATATGCCACCTAAACTGGATAGATATGCGTCTAGGTGGTTTCGCTGTATGGCCCACCATAGAATACGAGATGGAAGTTCGACCCTACGGCACTAGTAATGTTGGTCTAACAACATCAAGCTGGATGTATGGCCCAGGCTCGACAGGCAATAAGAGACTGATACTAACAGCTCGTAACTCAACAAATGTTGGGGGGTCTGCATCAGATTTCCCTATGATATCCGTTAGTGGTGCCATGAGGAGTGATGGCAACTTTGTAGAACAGGAATATCAAAACGGGCGTAGAGATAGCATACCGACTAACGGACTAGCCAATCTCCAAGGACAACCAGCAACAACAAAAGGTATTTACGGAACAAGCTATCTAAGAACTACTTCCCTACCAACAAACAAACATGAATACATAACAAGGGACTACGATACCGTCCCCGGCGATCTGTGGGCATCAGAAAAACAACTTGGCAATGTGTCCAAAGACCTAACTACTTGGGATATGGGAGGGTTTCCTAGTAGCGTGACGTATGTAGGTAATTTGATCTTAGGTAACGGGAAGGGTGGTGGGGGGGGGAACATTACTGCGGACCACGGATCTATATATAGACTAGACGGATCCACTGTAATGGCAGGATCAATGAGCGTTTGGAAAGACCAAGGCAGCTTCAATAAGGTGAGCCCAAATTCGTCCGCCCCAGGTGCAGCGCAGTATATTCAATTTTTTGTAAGCAATATACTTCCTTGGGGTGATACCACCACTACTGACGGTTCTCACTCCTGTTGGATAGGATTCAAAAATAAAACAACAGGCGCATCCCACACTGTAAAAATATACTACGATTCAACACAAACCCTAATCGCAGACCTGACAGACTCTAACGGTGCCTGGTGCGTTGAAATCAAATATCTAGATACCAAAGGCACCCCACCATTTAACGGCACTGGAAAGTCAGCTTGGTACAACATAAAGGTTGCTTACAAAACCGAAACAGGAGATACCGTAAGTTCGAATCCAGAACTTAGAACTTGGTATGTTTCCTGTCAAAACACAACCTCATACAACGAGACTCTTGATCTATGCACATTTGACACCTATGGGTCAAGCGTTAAGTCGATAGATGCTATAATAAAAGGCACCATCATTACGGGGACAACTTCCGTTGAACTCGCTAGCCCGCTTCAGGGTGCTTATGAAGATGTGGGAACAGCAGAGGGCATCGGAGACTACAATCCATCCACAGTGGAAGGAGCTATGTTTTATAAGGACGCTGTTGACGGAGCGAACCCTGGTCATGTCCTGTACCAGCTTCTATTTGCTCCCTTCCCGCACGGTGCTGGACTTTCTACAGATAACTGGGATATCCCTAGTCTGGAAACTATTGCCGCTCTGACAGCATCTGAGGGTGCCAGGACGCATGTACTCGCCCCGAACGGTAAAATGGCTAAGGGCATAATAATATCAGTTCTCCACGATTCGCATTGCTACATTGCATGGGACCTTGAAAAAGGCAAGTATATATTTGGATCTATCAGGGATACCGTTACTGACTTACTGCCTGAAATCCCCATAGACGCTGTACTCTCACCAGCCCCAGAACATGACACTGTTCACGAAGTAGGAATACCCAACCAACTAGTGTTCAGCTATCCTTCAAGAAAACTAGCATACAGGAATAGTACCAGGGTGGCATACGAAGACACCGTAGCTTCTGAGTTCAACAATAGGATAATAAAGAAATCAAGTATAACCACAGCTACAGATAGTTTCTATGTGGATGCGATTGCAGAGAGAAAGCAACTAGAAGAACTTATTCCAGTAAACAAGTATAAAATAGTAGCTAACAGAGATTCAAAATATCTCCACCCCGGACAGGCTTTTACAGTGTTCGACTTCCCGGCAAAAGGAGAAGAAGAGACTCTGAGGGTTATAGAGACACAGTACAGCCCTGGCGATAAAAAAGTAACCATCGATGCAGTTACTGATGTTTATTCATTAATAGACACACAGGCCTCAACATCGTTGTCGCCGCCCGATCCGGGTTTTGACGAGCCTGGATTTGAAGAGATAACAATTCTGCAAGATGTTGCAACATCTATATGGGAACTTCCTCCCAAGCTTACTTTTGGAACCTTCTCTTATATGCCTTTGCGTATTAGAGCAAATCAAAAGACAGGACAAACTCCAGCCTACTCCTCCAAGGACGACATTTCATACGCCTTGACTGCAACCGATATACCTTACTGCACTGGAGGTACTTTGGAGGTAGCAACAGACTCAACATCGGACGACATAGACACCTTGGTTATAACTGGCCTTGGCGAGGATTTGAAAACATTCCCTAAGACACTCGACGACAATAACTGGATTGCTGGTCAACAACTTTGCGTTATCGACACAGAGGTCTTCTTTCTCCAGTCAGTGACTGGTCTAGGAAACAACAGGTATAGCCTAAACGGGCTAAAGAGGGCCAAGCACACTTCGACCGCCGCAGTGCATGCCATTGATTCTGTCGCCTTTATATTCCCTATAGGGAGCATAATCAGAATCAAAGACCCGTTAGCAGAAGTGGGTCAAGCCATATATGTGAAACTTGTTCCTCTTGGCCTCACCTTGGCAGACATAACAACAGCTAAGATAACGAAAACACTGACTGGTACTGGTCAAATTGACTATCAAGCCTCGCCCACCGATGCCTCAATCAGGGACGCCCTCACTGCTCTCGGTTTTATGAAGGAATCCTAGAGATTCTTCTAGGTCGGCCTTGTCTATTTTTGATAGCCACGCCTTAGCTCCTTTCTTGTTTTTTCCTCCACTAAGCGAGAGAGTTACAAGCGTGTCTATTGTGTAACAATTATTACATACAGCTTTAGCGGTCTTAGCGTACTCTCCAGTATATGTGTTTGTTATTTTAAGTCGTTCTCCGCAGTTTCTACATTTCATAATTAAGACCAAATATCTGCTCTTCTTGAGTCATGCCCCTTAGAAGCTGCCAAGCCTGGGGCACCTATTTTTGAATAAAAAGCCATAACACAGGCATCGGCTCTGTCGGGTGATGTTTCTTCCAGTCGTCTAACGAAATCGTCTTTGGATTCAAGTTTTATCTGTCCCTTCTCTGTCGTCTTGTACATGCGTCCTGCAAGTTGTTGAAGAAGCCTGTTGTCATTGGGCAAATAAACTTCTTGCTCTTTGACCTTGGTAGCCATATCAAACCATGCTTCTGTAATCAGGTTTCCGTACTGGTCGGCTCTATAGGCTTTTGACCCGTTGTGGAACTCGTACACCTGTTTCCCTGCCTCGTAGAACATGTGCATGACTCCCTGGCCCATCCCTGTGGCATCGGGGACATACACGCAGTCCCCATCACCCCAGCCAGCCTCCATTTGCATCCTGAAGGCCCTACGGACGGAATCAGCGGGTTCTACATGCGACATGACAGCTTGTTCCACTATTGCATTCCCAGATCTGCGATAAATAACGGTCTCGTCGCTTCCGAATCGAGCAAAATCTATGGCTATTACCCGCATAGATAGGTCTTTTTGAGCGCATTTGACCATGGATCGGGCAGTGCATGGCTCCAAATCCTCCATAGAAATGACGCAATTGGGGTCTGCTGACGGGAATTCACCAAGAACTCGGACCCTATAAACATCAGAATCCTTCCCATATTGCCTTTCCAAACGCTCATTTCGCTTAACATCAACGATATCTGGTCTATATTCGGCTGTGTCTTCTGCATTTAGGGTGTAGGTTTGCCACTCATGCCTGTCCCTGTGGAAGCAATCAAAGAACGAACAGTCCCTCAGGTTGGGGTTTCCGATACCAATCAGCATGCAGTCGTTGTTGGATAGCGTTCCTTGGAACTGTTCAATGATAATTCTGTCGATACCAGACATTTCCTCACAGATAATGGTGAGCCCGTCATCGTGGAATCCTTGTAGCTTCTTGTCATCAGTAGATGTAATGCAGTAAATAGCCCATCTGCGGTCTTTGGCTATCTCAACCTTCTGTGCCCTTGCGTCGAAGATGTTTTGGAAATACGGATGCGCCTTGGACAAGACCTTGCTTGCCTCAGACAACCAAACATCCTGGCACTGCCTCATGGTAGGGGCAGTTACCACCGTCTTGCCGTAGCTTCGGAACCCGCGCCACAGACCTATCTTTGTTGAGGCGTGTGTCTTCCCTGGCCCCTGTCCAGACTTTGCAGCTATCTGCCTGGACGCAGGTATGTCTCCCGTCCCAGGTCTTGCGCGTTTTGGTTCGTCTGGGAGCCTGGGCAGGGGAGGGGGTAGACCGAATTGTGCTGCCTGTACCATGTCGTACAGGGTATATTGCTGCCAAGTATCGTTAGGGCTGTTAAGACCGTACTCGACAAAAAAATGTATATCTTCACGGCACTTCTGTATGAAGTCCCGAAGATGTTTTTTGCTATTACTCCCCGCTGTCTTTATTTCCACCCATAGCCTCTTCTAGGATTTTTTTCAGCAAGGGCACAGAAGGTTGAGATAGCCAAAGACCGCAGATGGGC